TTTATCTCGTCTAGCACAATCCGCCACATCCACTGCATTGATACCACAAGCAACCGGCTCGATAATATAGCGTGGGTGGGCTTCTGGTACTTGTACATATTCATCTTTGCGTACATTATAAAAGTCTGCATATGCTGGCTCGCCGCGTGTGGCAACAATGTCACCAAAATTCACATCTGTAATGTTAGCACCGATACCAATTACTTGGCCCAGTCCTTCGTGACCCTGCATTTGCAACGGTAATGGCCCAAAATTACCATTCATCATGTCTATATCACTACGACATACACCGGTCATAACAGCCCGTACACAAATTTCATTCTCAGTCAATGTAGGCATGACATATTCCACTTCTTCAAAATAGCCTTGCCCAGTCGTTTGTAAACAGCGTGTCATAAATTTTCTATTCTCTCATGTATCCAAGTATCGATTGCATATTGTTTTAACCAAAACTCAGGAGTATCCATATTATCCACAGCATCAACAATCATATTATGGTATGCTTCTTCCGGACACCAACCTAAATCAAATTGTTCTATTGTATTATCTGGCATAACAAACACAATAGAACTATCTTCTTTGTCTATGCTACGCCAATTGGCCGCACACTGCCACTTGTTACCAAAATTAATCACGCACATGTCGTCAACATTGTATGTGCCATTGGGGTCAACAACTCCATAGTCAGTACTATCGATATCTTTTAATTTCCAACATTGCATGGCAGTTTGGCCAGATACGTTTTCACGTTTCCAATTAGGGTTCATAGCCACATACAAACTCAACAAGTGTGGCATTAAATCTCTGCTGACACCTCCAAATGCCAACTTCTTGGTAGTGAACCAACTACCTGGACTAGGAATACAATTCTTTCTAATCCAGTTTATCTTTACAGTCCTGGACTTGCTTGCCAGTTCAACTAGTTCAGCTATATTACTACGCCACATATTGTTTTTAACCATTATGAAGCGTGTTTGTTTAAATTCAGTTACTAGTTTGGTCCAAGTATCGCTAGTAGCAACTCCAGGTTTCTCAATAAACACAATTTTACTGTGCGGAGAAACTCTAGCTGCAATTTCAAAGTGTGTAAAGTTGGGAGTACAGATGTGAGCAGTATCAAATAAACCGTGTATCAGTAACGCTTTATCAACGGAATCAAAATCTGCACCTTTACTAATATCTTGATCCACTGTGACAACTTTGTGACCAAGGTTTGTCAGTACATCCTTGTACAAGTTTCCAATACCCATACCAATGACTAGACTACGCTTGCTCATTTTTCTTTTGTTCGTAAACTTTAAACATTCTTGTTACATCTTCCATACGTCTTTGAAATGTCTCTGGAGAACCTACAGAAGCACGATCCATATCGTGTTCACTAGGATAATGACGCAAACACCATCTAGCTTGCTCTTTCATATCTTTTGATAAACCACTTCTAGTGTTTAGGATAGATTCTAAAAACTTTTTAGTCTCCATTACAGCTCGATATCTTTCGTCTGGCAGTGTCATTTTTTTACCTGTAATTCTAGCTGGTTTAATTTTGATTCCTCGTCATCACCCCATTCGGGTTCGTCGTCTGATTGTACAGTATCTTCATTGTCTTCTACAAAGAATTCGGAGAACTTGCCGCTGGCGTTAACTGTTTTCTTACCAATAGCACCTCGGGTACCAGGAATAGCTTGCCAAAATTTATCAAAGCCGTCAATAATTGCCAGTGCTGTTTCTTGATCTGTCGCACTGAAAATAGCATCAACAACATCTTTGAAGTAAACACGTTCAAACTTTTCGTCCACCAGCATTGCAGGACACAGTCCAGAATCGTATTGCCGATTGGCTTCCTGCACACTGTTCAAATGCAACCACACATTATGTCCCATCATGATTGCATATGTAAAACTATCCCAACTGGTTTTGCCTTCCTTACCAATCTTATTCAAATCACCCGGACCGTAGATACAAATATCTTTCACTTCGACACCGTCCATTAATGGGCTAGTGGTAAACGATTCAAAATGCTTGTCTTGCACCACTACTTCTTGGAAGAGACGAGTATCCTTGGCATATTTTTTGTTGTCAAGAGACGGCAACATGCGGTAAAGCCATTTTTGTCTGTCTTCAATCTCTGTTTGGACATAGATTTGTCCGTTTGCTGTTGCGAGGAAGGGACTTGCGCAATCAAAAGATATGGTAAAGTTTTCATTATGATATTTCCTAATAGCTCGTTGTATGTCAGTTAATAACAATGCCCACTCTAGTTTAGAGGTGCCTAGGAAGTGCATCCAGTCTTGATGACCTTTTTCAAGAAGTCCATCAAACTTCAATGCCACTAATCTACGTAACACTAAATCAACGTCGCACATGTTTTGTCCACCCATGGCCCATCCGTTGAACGGTTTATCATACTTTGTTGGATCGCAAAAGTCTTTCATTTGATGATACCAGTCGTTTGCTTGTTTATGGTTTTCGCCTTGCAATACGTTCAAGAACTTACAAGCACCTGTACGATGTTTGATAAAATATTCGTTATTGTATTTTGTAGCTGCCACTGCTTGATCATAGTCACCAACTCCGCTGTTTTTAGCACCTACTGGGCTACGCCCAACCCATGCTGGAATATCCAGTACCATGCCATAGTCCATGAGTGCATCCATCCATGCCAACACTTGTCCACGTTTCTTTTGTGCTGCATCTAGTTTGGCTTGATAAAGTTTAACATGATCAATCTTATTGTACTTGGGATTACCGTTTTTATCAGTTTTGGGATGACCGGTGGGATGTAGTTGCGGTACTAATTCCACACCCTTGGACACAGCTTCGGACATGCGTTGTGCAACTACTGCACCATTAGGATCATTCCACTCACCTTCCCACACACCTTTACCAATCTGAAATCCGCCCGAGTCGCCTAATACCCAACTAGTGCTACGGTCTCTATTACGAAACATGTCTTCACTGGGATCAGGTTTTGTCAAATCCAAGTTGGCATGCCCTGCGGAATACAAACAATGGTCGAAATAAAATGCCGCATTGGGATTCAAATAGTTCATGGCTTCAATGCCCATGGGTCCAAAACTGGCAGGTATACGAGATGGATCCACATAGTTACTGTAACGTTGTTTGCCTATATACGTGCTGTAAAAGCCTGACGTTGCCGGCAAGAAATATGCATAATCGCTTTGAGCTGCTGTCAGATTTTTATTCATTATTTAGATTGTGCTGGCAAAATGTAGTCATACACAGTAATGCCACTGTCGACAGTGATGTTTAATGCACCTGCATCAGCAATACGCATAGAAATATCGCCGGGCAAGTTCAAAATACTTTGAATGGCTGTGACAGGCCATGACCATGTTTGTTTTAATTTACCATTTACACCTGCTTGGAACACAAAGTTACCAGCGTGTGTACTTGCATCTCCAAAACTAAACACTAGGTTACCATCTTTGGTGGACACTTGAAATGTCTTTTCATCACTGTGAGCTGCACTTTGGAATTTAAACTTCTGTATACTGGCCATACTGGGTTTAAAGTCAATGTCCCATGTTGCGCCTTTGAACTTGACAGTTTTCAACTTTTCATTGATAATGTCTTGGTTCATAAAACGATAGTCGTTCTCAAAGTCACCTGCGCCGTTTTGGAAATGTAATCCTGTTGGAATTGTTTCTCCGTTACGTTCTTGTTTAACTACTTTAATAGTAAAGTTTTCCTTGTATTCTGGACATTTGAGAATAATGTCTAACCTGTTAAGGTTAGGCATACCAAATGTGCCTTCAAAGTCCTCTACTGGTGCTTTGGCTTTTGCTGTTAAGATAACGCTACGGTCTTCAGCCATTGATTCGATCATCGCTTCTTTTTCTGTTGCACTAATTTTAACCAACGGCAAAAAGCCCAAGTTATGTGTATGTGCCACTAGGTCTTGTAAAAAGTCTTTCATATTATTCTCCATCTTTGTAGTATATAGGTTTTGTGTGACTATGTCAATTATTTTCTAACTCTTTTATTATATTTTATTGCCGATTCTAAAATACTTACTGATGTACTCAGTCGGTCGGAATACCATACAAACGCATTTGTGTCTTTGGAAAAACAAGATCCTCCAAAACCACGAAGCCCATCTGGACCGGGCACTTGCATGTGACTTGATCCAATCCTGTTGTCAAGTTTAAGTAAACTGATCACAGTGTCAAAATCAACGTTATTAGCAATACACATATCATGCAATTGATTAAAAAATGACACTTTGACACTTAGAAAACAATTGGTTGCATATTTGACCATGCTGGCTTCTGCAACAGTACAGTGGAGAAATGATTTGAGTTTTGGCAATGACTCAAAAAAGAGATCGCGCCACATAACTGTATCAATATTTTTTCCACCCAGTATCATGTATGTTTGATTTTTAAAGTCTTCATCTGCGGTAGAGGCTCTTAAAAATTCTGGACTATAGCAAATACCATGTTTGGGATAAGTTGCCACCAGCTTATTTAGGTAATCTGGTACAATTGTGCATTTAATCAACACTGGCATTGTTTCAGGAATAGTATCCATCACATTGTGTACTTGACTAACATCGCAATCACCCAGTATAGTTGCAGGAGTTCCCACGCAAATAATTACGCCATCTGCATTTTTATAATCGGACACTATACTATTGTTGATCTGTGGATCAACAATGTGTATAAAATTTTTATCTTTAATAGCGTTGGCAACAGCCTTGCCAACAAATCCATACCCTGCAATTATAATTTTCATATTAAAACTCAAATAAACTGTTAAATGTATTTTTTTCTTCTGTGCTGTTGATATCCCAATTCAACACACCGATCAAGTTGTCTAATTTGTTATCAATAATTGTTTGTTCCATTTCCGCATGGTCAAACGGAAGATCTTTAAACCATTGTGGCAATCTCAGTTCATCAACTGGATATGCAACACTGGTGAACTCTAACGGATTGGGTTTGAGTTTACACACAATAACCTTGGCACCGTCAGTGATATTCATTGAATATTTGTCGTTGAACATTCGCTTGAGCGTGTTCCAATTAATACTGGCTCTAACATGACCGGGCATATTGGCCTTGCCAGCTTTCTTTTCTTTTGCTTGGTAATCTGTGATGTTGTTGGCACGTTTAGGGCTCCCTTTCTCCCAACCAGGCCTAGCTTTGAATCGAATACGAAATTCGCTAATGTGATCCAACACTTGTTGTTCTGGTTTACCCATGAGAACCATTTCAAGAACATCACTTAAAAAGTTTTGAATAAATTCTGGAGTATCACTGCGTTTGAGATCCAATCCCATGGCCTTGATCTTGCCAGCTTTGCCATCTGTGTCCGTGCGTTTGCCTTCTTTGTCATAGTACAACACTGCGTAACGCTTCTTGGTAATAAACAAACTTTTACTACCAACAATCTCACGACCTGCTTTGATAACTTCGCCACGCGATTTGGGACAATGGAATGTGTCCAACATAAACTGTGGAAATGTGGTATTGACTTCTTCTGCTATTTGGTCGTATAAACCAATCACAGTTTCTCTAGTCCAAGGAATAGCACCTTTATCAATGTCCTTTTGCAATGTTTTGTAAGCACTGAAATAACACGAGTCGGTATCACCGTAAATAATGGCCTTGCCTCTGTGGTCATACTCACCTGTGATAATCTCATTTACCTTTGATGCCATGTGTTTGACAATTTGTCGACCACTTAGCGTAGTGCTTTGTCCAATACGCTTGTCAAAAAACCTACAACCGTTGTTGAGAATAGCACCATATAGACTGTTAAGATTAATCTTCTTGACCAGTTGCCGCTTGTCCCAGTATTCTTCTTCAACTTTGTTACCACTTTTAATACATTCTTTCAGTTTGGCCTGCATCTCTTTACGTTCACTGTACCAACGTTTTAACAAGCCCGGAATGATACCTTCTTTTTCGTAGGTGAAGATTGTGCCGTTGGCACTGAGCATCCAAGGTTGATTACTTTCAAATATTAATCTGTATACTTCTGCAGCACTTAGCACATCGCTGGACTTGTCTTCCCAGTCAATAGTGATGTCAGTACCTATTTCTTGTGACATAACAGCTTCAAACTCGTCACAACCAAACTTACCTTCCCAAGCAGCCGCAAACGATTTGCCCTTGGCCAGCTGTATCTCAATAAATTCTTCTGTGCGGGTTTGGCGCAGTTGTCCAATGATTGTTTCTGGACCCATGTTGAGTGCTCTAATTGCACTGGGATACAGGCTGTTGATGTCCAATGACCCAACCCAGTCCTGTATGCCTTCTTTGGGCACAGCAACATATGCACCTGCAGCTGCAGTATTTTCTTCACGGTCGTCTTTCTTAACACGATTAGGCACTTGGAAACCACGACGATGTGCTTCGTTAATGATGGCCTGTTCAGTAACAGCCACAGCACCCATTGTGGTCTGTAGCAACACTGTGTTTTCATGTGCCAGTGTGTTGGCTAGATCCAAAAACTTCAGTTTCTTGTCTAGTCTGTCCAACAGTGATGTATCTTGTCTGTTGTATTCAATAAACGTTTTAAAATCATTGTTGTACAACTGATCCAGTGTGCCTTCGTACTGTGTTTTACGTTCGCCCAGTTCGTATTCAGCAATGGCATCCAGTCTGTATGTGTGACGTTCTTCATACGTGTATTTGCGATACAGTTCAAGACTGTCCAAGTGTACACGACCAATAAAGTCATATGTAACTGATTGACGTCCAAACTTTTCGTATTCTCTGCGTTTGGGAAACTGATCAAACAAACAAAAGCGACGAGTGTCATCTTTGCTCAACACCTTGGTCACACGGTTAACAGTGTATGGAATATCATAACCTTCACTGTTCCAACCAGTCAGTATGTCAGCATCTTGAATTAGATCTAAAAATGCATCCAACATTTCACCTTCTGTTTTAAACAGCACAGTGTTGGGGAATTCCTTAATTTCTTCTTGTGCTTGTTCCCAAGTCAATGTCTTGGGAGGCACAGCAAAACAAATTAATGTTTCCAACCATTGTAGGTGAACAGCAATTGAGGTAATGGGCATGAACGCATCATCTGGTGTGCTGTAGCCACGTTCTGGATCAAAGTCCACCTCAATGTCAAAAAACGCCACATTGAGTTTTGGAGGATCTTGATTTAAATAATGTTCACTAAGTGTAACAAAGATTGGATTAATGTCGCTTTCAAACAGTTCTTTACTGCTGTTGATAGCTTGTTCTTTGCGTAGTTCTTTGGTGTTCTTACAGACAATGCGTGTTAATGCATCTCCGTAGATTGATTGATGTTTGCCCTTGGGGTCTTTTACATAAAAAGTATGTTTGACAGGAATGTCTCGGAACTCACGTTCACCTTTCTTGTTGCGTTCAACCACTCGAATAACATCATTCTCGCGATCAAACCATGCATCCACATAGCTCATAATTCTCCTTATGTCATTTAGGGCTGACAAACACCTTACATGCGGTTTATGGCCCGCTGACCCTTGCTAGCAATACTTATTAGATACGCTTGGTGATATCCAAAATTGCTTCAATCTCTTCCCAATCTGCATTATGCGCACTCCAATCACCCTTGTGAGCAATTTTGATAGCTTTGTTAATGACACTGGGTTTTACTTGTAATTCTTCAGCAACTGCTTTGACTGTTTCTTTCAAGCCTTCTGATAGATCTTCAATTTCACGCAGCACTGTGCTGCCTTCTGAAATCAAACGCTCTAATTTTGCCTTTTCTTCTGGACCATATGAACGACCTGACATGCTGTCTCCTAATGTATATGCCTATTATACTTTACTTATCCAGCTAATGCAAGCGGTTAGATATTTTAGAGGTGAAAATGGCAGAATAAATCTGCCATTTTATTGATTAACCGCGGGCTATTCTCAACCAGCGAGCCAATTCGTTATCGCTTTCTGTAACAGGTTCGAATTGTTTTGTTGCTGGATTTTGTTTATACTCTTTACCAGACACATCTCGATTTACACCCCTGCTGTCTTTATGTAGATCTCTGGGTTTAACACTTGCTGGCTTGGTAGTTCCTGTGGGCGACGCAGCAATACCACCTGCCTTCTTCTCGCTTGCCGTT